AAATTGGTGGCTTATTGACACTATGCGGGGGATGGATGTAAGTGGGTTAGATGCACTTCTTGGAGCAAACACGGCTAATGCGGAAGTTTCCGCAGGGGGTAATTGGTACCCTACAGCAACAGGATTTGCAAATGATGCGTCACCTGGTAATGGTCAAACTTACATCTACATGGCAATCCGTCGCCCAAACAAGCCGCCTACAACGGGGACGCAGGTGTTTAGTCCTGAAGTTGGTACAAACACAAGTGGGTCTAATCCCGGTATAGAATTTTCTGATGTTGTTTTGTCTAATCCGCGAAACGGCAGCTTTGATTTTAGAATTGCAAGTAAATTACAAGGTGTAGGCTTTGCTGGTGGTTCAACTAAATATTTAAGTACAGCAAGTACAGCAGCAGAACAATCTGTGACTGCGACTACAATTCCCTCATCGGCAACAACGTATGTATTTGGATGTTATGATAATTTTTTAGTATCAGTCATGCCAAGCACTGTTGCTTATAATGGAAATGCGTATTTCTTCAAACGCGCCCCCGGATTCTTTGATGAGGTTTGTTATACTGGTAATGGGGTTTTAGGACAAACATACAATCACAATTTAACAGTTTCTCCAGAACTAATAATAGTTAAAGCAAGAAATTCAGTACGTAACTGGGCTGTATATCCAAATACGCTTTCTAGCGGGTTATATCTTAATCTTACAGGAAGTTTTAGCGATTATGGTTCAAGATTTACTTCTATTTCTTCTACTACGTTTGGTGTACAAAATGATGAATCTACTAATTTTAGTGGATATACCTACGTCGCCTACCTATTTGCCACACTTGCTGGAATCAGCAAAGTAGGCTCCTACACAGGTAATGGTGGAACTCAGGCTATTAACTGTGGATTTACGTCAGGTGCGAGGTTCGTCATGGTAAAATGTACAAGTGCTACTGGCGATTGGTTTATTTGGGACACTGCTCGTGGTATTAATGCTGCTAATGAACCGCATTTAAGCCTTAACACTGCAGCTGCTGAAGTAACAACTGATGATACGATTGATTATGATACTAATGGCTTTGTGGTTAATCAAGTTGCTGCTACAAGTGTAAATGCTTCTGGTGTAAGTTACATATTCTTGGCTATATCTTGAGGTTGATATGAAACGTAAATATACCACTCAAAAATCTAATGCTACCCGACGCGGCGTTGAGTTTTTACTGTCATTCGAAGAATGGTGTAAAATTTGGGAAGATTCTGGTAAATACGAGCAGCGTGGTCGCGGTAAAGATAATTATTGTATGTGTAGATTCGGGGATATTGGTCCATATTCGGTAGATAATGTTTATATCGATACTAACTCTAATAATATTAGTGAAGGTAATAAAGATAAGATGATGTCGCCGGAAACTAGAACAAAAATATCCGAATCGACTAAAGGTAAATCGCACGATTACGCTGTTGGCGATAAGAATGTTATGCATAGACCTGAAGTCAAGGCAAAAATGTCAGTAGCTATCGGCGGTAGTAATAACTACAGAGCAAAAACGGTAGTTGGACCGCATGGTACTTTTGGTTCTACACATTGTGCATCTAAAGCGTTGAATATACCAGCCGAAACCATACAATATTGGTGTCGAGAGCATAGAAAAGGGTGGTCATATTTATAACCTAATCTAAACTCTTGGATTAAAACTAAAACCATCACTGTTTAACCGCAGTGGTGGTTTTTTAATGCCCTAAATAATACTTTAACCACTTACATTATGAGACAACAATGAACAAAACTCTTCACTTCTTATCTGGTATTCCTCGCAGTGGCTCCACGGTTCTTGCTGCTATTCTTAACCAAAATCCAGCAACTCATGTTTCTACCACATCTGGTCTAGTACATGCATTAGACGGTCTAGCCAATACGTGGCATTCTGCTGGTTTACTTAATGAGAACGATCCTGATAGAACTAAACTAGCCCAATCAATGAGAGGTCTTATCGACTCCTATTATGAGGAAATCCCTAAACCAATCATCATTGATAAAGGCAGAGGTTGGCCAATTCCGACCATTATGCAGGCAATGTCGCAGGTTCTTCAACATAAACCTAAAATCATTGCTACAGTCAGATCTATCCCAGACTGTATGTCGTCTTTTGTTAGAGTGGCTAAACCAGAAAACCTTGATGAATTCATGGCAACTGGTCAATTAGCTGACCATCTTAGAGCGGCTTATATCTCTCTACAAGAAGGATATCAGTTTGCTCCAGAATGTTTCTTAATCGTTGAATATGATGATTTACTCGCGGATCCTCAAGCTCAATTAAATAGAATCCATGAATTCTTAGAGCTACCAGATTTTGATTACGATTTATCAAACATCGATGGAACTCCTGTAAAAGAAGATGATGAAAATCTACATGGATACGCTGGTATGCATGACATTAAGCCTAAACTTGAACGTCAACATACAACTGATCCAAAAGATATTCTTCAACATCATTATAGTTCTTTCTGCCAACCTGAATTCTGGTTACCAACACCAAGAACTATTCCAACCATTCATGATTTAGATTTACAACTTGCTGCTGCTACAACTGGCGATTTCGAAGAAGGCTGGCGTATTGCTCAGAAACTCGAAAAAGAAGAACCCAATAACTACAGAGCAGCCTATAACTCTGGTTGGTATTATCTTAGACAAGGACAAATCCAAAAAGGCTATCGCTTAATGGATAAAGGTCGTCTAGTAGGCGTTTTCGGAAACAAACATCCTGAAACCATTACTCAACCATGGGATGGAATTACCAAAGGAACAATCTTACTTTACTTGGAAGGCGGTTTAGGTGACCAGATTCATCAAATCCGATACGCCAAAGATATCGCTAAACTAGGCAACAAAGTCGCGGTTTCTGCTACTGGTTCTCTAGTCCCTCTATTAAATAACGTTGAAGGTGTTTCAGCTGTAGTTCAACATGGCGCTGAATATGGAGTTTACCACGATTATTGGGTAGCTGGTATGTCGGCTGTTGTACCATTAGGATTTGAATTAGAAAGCATAAGCGGTTTACCTTATATAGATAAACCGAAAGCAATTAAATCTAAAAAATTTAGAATTGGTTTACGGTGGTCTGGCAATAAAGCATTTGAAGATCAACACCATAAATTGTTTCCAAGCGAACTAATGTTTAACGCGGTTAAAGATTTAGATGTTGAATTTATTTCTTTACAACGTGATGCTGATATAGATGTTACACCTGATTGGGTTAAAGATGTTCCTCTCGATTCATGGTTTGATACACAAGCGGCTATTGCTAGTTGTGATTTAGTCATATCTTCATGCACGTCAGTTTCACATTTAGCCGGTGCTATGGGAATTGAAACTTGGGTTGTTACGCCAATAATGCCATATTTCTTATATGCTATTGATGGTGAAAAAACTCCCTACTATGATTCATTTACTTTATTTAGACAAACAGAATATGGAGAATGGTCTGCACCATTCGAACAAATTCGTGACCGTTTAAATGAAAAATTTATTAAATAGTTTAACACTTAACACAAGGAATTAATATGGCTCAATTATATGTAAAAATTGAAGATGAAAAAGTTACACAAGTTTGGGACTCAGCGCCGCCGGCTAATGAGTTAGAATTTTGGCATGAAGCAGTTGAAATTAGACCAGAAGTTAACTCTAAAAGAACAGGATTCACTGGACATCATTTTGATATAACAAAAACTCCAGTTGAAATTGTTTGGGATACTTATGAATTTTCAATTGATGAACGCAAAGGTTCTTTAAAAATGAGCGCTGATTTTGAATACAAACAAGCAATTAAAGATTTAGACGAAGTTAAAAATGTTAAATCTTTTGAAGCCGCTAAACTTGCATATGATACAAAATTAGCCGCTATTGAAGCTGCAATTACTCATGAAGACTTAGATATATTATAATGAAAATTCTTGTTATGGGGTTAGCCGGCGCGGGTAAAACCACTCTTGCTAAACGACTTGCGACTAAGCTTTCAGCAGTACATTTTAACGCAGATGAAATAAGAGAAAATATCAATAAGGATTTGGGATTTTCTAATCAGGATAGACTCGAACAATCCAAAAGAATGGGATTTTTATGTGATGTAGTTTCTAGGGCGGGGTATGATTCAATAGCAGATTTTATTTGCCCGACTGAAGAAACAAGAACCATATTTAATCCTGACTTTATTATTTGGGTCAACAGAATATCTGAATGTGTTTATAGCGATACAAACGCAATTTTTGTTAAGCCTAAAAATGCTGATGTTGTGATTGAATTTGGTATGACGGTAGAAGAAGAAATAAATTTAATTTTACAAAAATTAAACACATCAAGAAACAATTAAAAGGATTTAACAATGAATGAGACTATTCCACTAGTTGCCAAACTGTTTAGTAGTTTTTCAGCATTTCTTGGTGGTATTAGTATCGGTTTATTTTGGCAACCAAAACAGCTCCATAAATACGGTGAATTCGTAGCCGGTTTAATGATTGGCGGAATGTCAATCGGAGCTAGTTTTGCTCTTTGTGGTATTGCTTTAAGATTGCTTGAAATACCGCCTACCGATACTGAATCTATAATGGGAGTTGGCTATATTATCGGAATTTGTGCTGTGGGTGTATTATCATTCATAGCCAAATTCTTCGATAATAGAGAAGGGCAGGATATTCTTGAAGTCACTCAAGAATTACGGAAAACAGCGCCAAAGGCTACTAGAAAACCACCTGCCAAACCAAGAAAACCAAGAACACCAAAAGAACCAACCGGTAAATAGACATGATAGCAGACGTTGGATTTGTAGCATTAACATTTTTTAACATACTTGCGTCCGTAATATTGTTTTGCGGCTTACTTAGCGACAGAATTCGTTTGTACCCATGTTGGCATAAAATAGGGTTACTGTTAGCTGTTGTTGGATTACTTTCACAAGTATTCAGAAACATCATTTATTTGGGAACTGGCGTGTCACCTAGTGATGCGACTTTACCACTTTGGGCATGTAAAGATATTGGGATTGACATAATAGCCTTTTATTATTTTAGCAAAGCGGTTGAGCGGTTTATTGATAAACCAAATGAAGTCCAACCTGCTAGTGGAACACAGATACTGAAAACGGGTAAAGCGCCGGTAACACGGAAACCACGCGTACAAAAAGAAATTAGTAAATAAAAATGTCAACATTAACACTAAGAAATACCAAAGGTTCTCCTTTAACGTATCAAGAAGGAGACGAAAATTTCTCAAATTTGTTAGTTGCTATTGGTGGAACAAATAGTTATCCATATACAGTTCCTGTTCCAAGTGGAACTGGAGTGCCAGTTTTAACAAACAGTCCAACAATAGATACACTTAAAATTTCAACGGAATTACGAATAAATAATAGTTCAAATACATTTTATGTTGGGTTTAAAGCAGGTTCAATATCTGCAAACAAAATTTGGACATTACCTACTTCGGATGGAACAGCAAATCAAACGTTAAAAACAGATGGAGCGGGTAATCTTAGCTGGGCTTCTAGCGCTTCAATTGGCAATTTAAACTACGCTCAAACTATTGGAACACGAACAACAGTATTATCATCTGCTACATTTCCGTTTACTGTAGTGAGCCTTAATATTACAACAACGGGTGGTCCAGTTCTTGTTACTGTGTATGGAGATGCTGAAAATAGCACAGCATCTACGTGGGGAAGATTAGCTTTGTATCGAGGAACTACAAAATTAGGAACTGAAATTCAATTTGAAGGAAATGGCGCTAGTGAAAATTCTCCATATTCTTGCACTGTAATTGATACACCTGCTGTAGGAACTCATACATATTCTATGAAAGTAACTACATTAGCGGGTGGCAATTTTAATTTTGGTGAACTTGAGGGACCTGTAATCTCAGCAGTAGAATTGAGATATTCTTAACTACACTTATACAATACTAAGGAAATATTATGGCATTAATTTTTACAACAAAAGGTGAACTTGAAGAATCTTTATTGATTAAAACTGAGGGTTCTGACGAAAATGATAATGAAATATCAAATTGGACTGAATATCATCTAGATGGCGAATTGGTAAAACGGGACGTTCATTTAATACTTAAACAACCAGCAACATTTACAGAAACGGTAATAGGGGAATTTTAATGGCTAATACACAAGCTTTAGCAACATCATTCAAACAAGATATTCTAAATGGTATCCATGCATTTGGGACATCAGTAGTTCGTGCAGCAACTACTGCAGACACATTTAAAGCGGCGTTATACTTAACATCAGCAACATTAGGTGCTGCCACAACAGCATATTCATCTACAGGCGAAGTATCAGGGGCGGGTTATACTGCTGGTGGTGTAACTGTTACAACTGCAACTGCGCCTACTACTTCAGGTACAACAGCGTTTTTCACACCATCTGCTTCTATAGTATTTTCTAGTGTGACTTTAACAACCGCGTTTGATGCTGTATTAATTTATAATAACACGGCTACAGGTAAAAATGCTGTTTCAATTCATACCTTTGGTGCGCAGACAGTTACAGCAGGAACGTTTACGTTAACTATGCCAACAAATGATGCTTCTAATGCATTAATCAGAATTGCGTAATAAATAATATGTAAATCTTATATTAGTGCTCAGCATTTTATTAATGAAATGATATAAGTGTGTATGTTTAACCGCTTGCAAAGGATATGACAAGTTAATGGCTACTATTATATCAAATGATTCGTCTTATGTTGATAGCACTTACGTGGATAGCACTTATGTCGAGCGTGGCGGATTGTCACTCGGCACCGGTGCTATTTCATCAATATCCCCAACAATATCAAAAGCATTAACTGGAAATTCTTCAACAAGTTCAGTTAATTATCCATCAGTTGTAAACATAACAAAAGCGCTAACTGGAAACAGTTGTGCATCTGCAACCAATAATGTAACATATTCTGTTAGGTTAAGCGGTAATCAAACATCAACATCATTTGGCAATGTAGCGTCAACATCAATATCAATATCTTTGTCTGGAAATACTGCGACATGCGCAGTAGGAACAGAACCCAATATCCATACGTTAACAATTTCTAGCACAGCTGCGTCTGCATTAGCTGGTACTCCACAGTCAGTTATAACAAAAGCGCTAACCGGTAATTCAAGTTTGTCTTCATTGAATTACATTGCAGCTATTGGAATCGCAACCCCAAATATTGGAAATGCTGCAACATCTGCTGTAGGAACAAATTTAGCGAGTGTAACAAAGGCGCTAACCGGTAATATTGGGTCAAGTTCAATAAGTACAGTTGATGCTAACGTAACAAAAGCGCTAACTGGAAACACGTGTTTCATTACAGCTGGTAATGCACAAAAAAATATAACAATAGGACTTACAGGAACTTATGTAACTGGATCAGTCAGTAATGTAATTGTAGTTTCTGGTGTATCAGGAACATCATATGTTGGTAATAATACGCCGGCTATGTCGGTCACTTTGTCAAATAATATCACCTATTATCTGGCAGATTGGATAACAAACGATTATTATTTGAACTATTCATCATCTAGTGCGATGAATATAGGACAGGTAGCATCAAGCCATAGTAATTTATTATCTCAAGCAACAGCACAAAGTTACGCCAATTCTATTACGTCTAATGTATCAATTGGGTTAACCAATGTATTTGCAAATACAGATATTGGTTCTGTATCAAAATTAGTCAGCATAACCTTATCTGGCAACCAATCTATAAATGTAGTAAACAGCGTTTTTTCTAAGTCTACGCTTACTAATATTACAGGTAACACTGGTTCAACAGCAGTTGGAACAGAACCAAATAATCACATATTACAATTATCTGGTGTTGATGTAAACGCAGTTGCAGGAAACACCCTGTATAATGTTACTGTAAATTTAACCGGAAACGTTTCTAATTTTTCTGTTGGTAATTTATCAACAAATAAAACAGCAATATTAACTTCTGGTGGATTGACTGGTGTAGTTGGGAATGTATCACAATCAAGAACAAATTTATTACTAGGCGCGTATTCAAACTCAAATGTAGGAAATCAATCTGTAACTATTGCGTCTGCGGTAACTAATATTTCAAGTTTAGGGTATTCTGGAAATATTGTTTCTATCGCGTCAACAAATAATTTGATGTCAGTTGTTGCTACATCTATAGTAAATACAGAGTCACCGTTTAGCACTATACCGTTAAACGGAATAATATCTAATGTTTCCGTTGGTACACTTTATCCTGTATCACAACAAAGCACAACAAATAATACTGCTAGTGTTAATATTGGTTCATTATCTTATTCAACCGAAAACGGCTTAATCGGTAACACTGGTTCAACAGCAGTTGGAACAGAACCAAATAATCACATATTACAATTATCTGGTATCAGTTCAGCAATTTCTATAAATTCAGTAAACACTAATGTAGAAATTAAACAATCAAGTGTAAACCTTGTAAGTGCATATGGTAATGTTAATCCAAAAGTAGATGCAAATGTACAATCCCAAATAGCATCAGGTTCAATTGGAACTCTACAAGAAAATATAATTTTAAGCCTTACTGGAAATAGTGCTGTATCTACAGTATCTAATTTAAGAACAGCAACTAATTTGGGATTATCCCAAATATATGCTACCGGTGTATCTGCGCAATTAACAACATTAATATCGGCAAATTTACAAAAAGAAACCGCCGCTACTTATGCTGGTTCATTATCTGTCAACAAAGCAGTACAATTAAATGGTCTTTTATCTTCGTCTAGTGTAGCCACACAATTAGATTTTATAAATGGTCCAGTTGTAAGTGTAACGGGCGTTAATTTTACGGGTATTTCTGGAAATGTAGGCACATCAAAATATGTTTATATAACAGGAAACACCGCTGGTACTTATATTGGAACTGAACCATTTGAATATTCAGTAAAACTTTCATCTGTAACAGGCGTGCCGGCTGTAGGTAATACAAATCTTGCGACATCTATTAGCACGTTAGGAACGACTGCAACAACAGCAGTATCCACGCTTAATAATAATGTAAGAGTAGCAATAACAGGAAATAGTTGCAATTCATATGTACAAAATTTAACTCCAAATGTAATAAAGATATTAACACCTTTATCTGCTACAGGGCAATCTCAATCGTTAACACAAATTAGATATAATCAGATTCTTGGTAATGTTGGGACTATCCCATTTGGTAACATTAGAACTTTACTTGGATTTGCTGCTACATGTTCAATTGGTAATATCACAACAAGCTGTAATATAATAGCACGTGGGGTAAAAATTGATAGTGCAAATGGAAATTTACAATATTCAAATGTAACTTCTATACAAAAATTACCTGATACAACCGTATTTATTGGAGAAATAAATAATGGTGTATCAACTATTATTTCTTCGTTTGAACCACAAACAACTTTAAATTCATTAATTGTTAAATCTGACTCCACAATTAATTTAAGTGGGCACAGTTCAATTACTGAAATAGAACAGTTAGCGGGCGGCGTTACTACAAAAATAGATTCTTTTGGTACAATATCATACTTAAATCCTATTTCTGCATCGTTAAGGTTTTCTTTAAATTCTGACACAATAATTTCTAGGATATCAGGGGTATCCATCGGATACAATGGAAATATATCCGGTGTTGGAATTAGCACAAATTTGGCAAATCTTTCGGGTAATACTTCATTAACATTAAGAAGTAATTACGCCACAGCAGAACTGGATAATTTTGAAAGGTTCAAATCTGAATTATCTGTATATTATACATCAACCACATTCGTATTAACAAATTATGTTGACATAAGCTTTACAAATTTTGTGTATCCTAATTGTGAATTTGTATATATAGACAATATCAATTCAACGTTTTTATATGTTGTACCAGATAAAACTGAATTTACAAAATTTGATTATACTGCATCTATTTTTACTAAAACCCTACATTATAAATCTAAATTTACAAATATCAATAAAAATAAAATAACAACAAATAATGTGATTAACGCTAAAAATAGATTTACAAATGTTATCAAATCTACAGATTCTGCTACTATACAAGAATCTAAAATTTCAGAATTCACAAACAACTTAAACGTTAAAGGATTAAAATAATGTACAATTTCGTTGAAGGGGATACAGGGTCTGCTATACAAGTCAAATGTCTTGATACGGTTTCTTCTGCTCCAATAGACTTAACAGATTCAACTGTAAAAATTAGATGGGTGACTAAGGCTAAAGTCACAAAATTAAAGGACATGATTATTCTTGATGAAATCGCAGGTATAGTGCAATACAACTTTGGTGTTGGTGAACTAGAACCTCCATCAATGTCATTTGACGTTATAATCACAGGCGCTGATTCAAAAACCGTTACATGTAAAGATATTATACAGGTGACTGTAAGAAAACATTTATAGGAGGTGAATATGATTACGCCGTTAATGATGGCAAAATTCAGTGAATTAGCTTACACTGATGACTACAAATTCCCAGATTGGAATACTATATTTCTGGATAAAAACGGGTCGCAGGCTTACTTTCTTTTCAACATCGATACGATTATTGTTGTGTGTAGAGGAACTCAACCTACAAAATTAGAAGATATTATCGCGGATATTAGATTCAGATTAGTCCCTAGCAGTTCCGGTATAGGTAAAGTGCATCATGGATTTAAACAATCTGTTGATAATGTTTGGGAAGATTTATCTAAATTATTCCTCAAATACCCTAACAGAAAGGTGTATCTTACAGGACATTCTTTAGGCGCGGCTATGGCTACTTTGATTGCTGGTCGTTGTCACAGATTTCCTGATATGCCAAATCCAGTCCTATATACCTTTGGTTCACCAAGAGTTGGTAATTATACCTATATTAATTTCTTAAACACATTAAATATCGAACATCACCGTTGGGTTAATAATGCTGATATTGTACCTAGAAATCCAATATTCCCATACTATCATCATGGTGAATTAAATTATTTTGACCATAGCGGTAACTTAACTGATATGACTGTCTTTCAAATGGTTAAAGACAGAATCAAAGGAACTATTTTGGGGTTAAAGAAAGGAAAGGTTAATTTTTTCGTTAATCATGAAATGAAAAACTACATTAAAAACTTGGAGAAATTATGAAATTAGTATTATTGGCGGCGCTTACCCTTATGTTAACAGGATGTGCGGCTTTGGTTGAAACGGAAACTTTAATCAGCGCGGCGGTAACGGATTACTGTAAAGCACCAGAGTTTGCTAGAATTACTTTGCGTGAAAAAGTAGCAAAAACATTAGAACCAAACTCAATAGAAATTCACTGTAACAAATAAATCATATTGAATTGTTGTGCTAACCCTGTCAATCTTAACTGGTTGACAGGGTTTTTTGTTTTACTAAATATAATATAACAAAGCCAACTTCAAATAGGTAAAATATGATTCGTTCAAGAGAAGAATTAAAACAGTATGCATTAAGAGCATTAGGTGCTCCTGTTATTGAAGTGAATGTGGCAGATGAGCAATTAGAAGATAGACTTGATGACGCCATAGCATATTATAACATGTATCATTATGATGGTGTGGAAAGGATGTATCTTAAGCATCTTATCACTAGCACTAATATGACAAACAAATATATTCAGTTGCCTGACGACATACGCGGTATAACTCGAGTTTTTTCTTTAAACGCAAATTCGTCTAACTCAATTTTGAATTATGAAACGCAGTTCCGTATGGATATGATTGCGAATTTACACAATTCAAATATTACAGATTACCAAATGACAATGAACCATCTACAAATGTTAGACACATTGTTATCTGGTCAAAATCAGTTGAGATTCAATAAAAATAACGGTAAACTATACATTGATATGAATTGGGATAAATTATCTCCATTCCATTATATTATCGTTGATTGTTATCAGGCTATAGATCCTGAATTAGAAACAAAAATGTATGATGACGTTTGGTTAAAGGCTTATGTGGTTGCCAAATTCAAAATGCAGTGGGGGCAAAACCTAAGCAAATACAACGGCGTTTCTCTTCCAGGAGGAGTTACTATTGACGGGCAGGTAATGTATGACACAGCCGTTTCTGAGATTTCCGCATTAGAACAACAAGCGGCTAATGAATCTGGCTTATTAGATATGTTTATTGGTTAAGGATTAAATTATGCCACGCAACCAATATTTCAATTTTGGTAAATCTCAGTCTGAGCAAAACCTATACGAAGACATTATCATAGAAGCAATTAATATTTATGGTCAAGAAATGTTTTATATTCCTAGAACATTGGTTGGTGTAGATGATATTTTAGGGGAAGATACCCTATCTCAATTTAACAATTCATACCCTATAGTGACTTATTTTGAGAACATAGACTCGTTCGAAGGACAGGGCGCGTTTATGTCTAAATTTGGTTTAACTATGGAGCAGTCTGCTACGCTTACCGTAGCAAGAAAAGAATGGTTAGATTTAGTTGGGGCATACGGGACAACTATCCTACCTGAAAGACCAGCTGAAGGAGATTTGCTGTATTTTCCTTTAACGGGCGGTTTGTTTGAAATTAAATTTGTTGCACATCAAGATCCATTTTATCAAATTGGCAGACTTTATGTGTATAAGCTTACCGTTGAATTATTCCAGTATTCTTCAGAAAAAATTAATACAGGTGAAGTTGATATTGATGTGTTTGAAACCTTAAAATCATTTGATATTGATATCAATACAGATACTGACGATCAGGATTCATTTGGTGATAATAGCAAATTCCAAACTAAGGCTTCTACAATTATATTTGATGAAGCAAACCCATTTGGTGAATTTTAATGACTCCACATTACGCCGGTATAATCAAAAAGACTATTACAGTTTTCGGTAGCTTGTTTTCTCAATTTCAGATTGAAAGGCTAAATACTGATGGTACAGTCGGACAAACTATTAACATACCTATAGCATATTCTAGCAAACAGAAATGGCTTACTAGAATTGAACAAGACCCAAATCTCACGAATCATACGTTAACTACGATGCCTAGATTTGGGTTTGAAATAACTAATTATTCGTACGATTCAAGTAGAAAGGTTAATTCGATGCAAAGAGTAGCATCTAGCGCTACGCCTACTGAAGCGAATACACAGTTTTCACCAGTTCCTTACAATATTGATATTAACCTTTACTTACAGACTAAAAATGTAGAAGATGGGTTGATGGTGATGGAACAAATACTGCCAATGTTTACTCCGCATTATACAGTTACGATTGATGCTGTTCCAGATATGAATATCATCAACGATATTCCTTTAGTTTTAAACGGGGTATCTGTGGAAGATGATTATGAATCAGATTTTAGAACAAGACGATCTATAATCCATACATTTTCTTTTACGCTTAAAGTTAACCTATTTGGTCCAATAACAAGATCTAAATTGATTACTCATGTAACGGCTAATCTACCTGATGTTAACGGAGACTATCAAGCGGCGGCTACAGTTCCAGGAACGTTAACCTTAGACCAATGGACATTTAACTTTGGTAATAATTAAAGCGCCTAAACCCAATTCACGCCCGACTAGGCTATTATAGGCTCATTGGTCTAAAAAGTAAAGTTTTATTTTGAACATAAATTAAAAATCGTTTTTAGCTAAATATTTTTATAACTATAATTTAACAACCAATTCTCTTAGGAGTACATATGTCATACCAAGTCTCGCCAGGAATTGAAGTCAATGAAATTGACAACACTTCAACAGTTTCTGGTCTTAATTCAACAGCCGCTGCGCATGTAGGGTTGTTTAACTGGGGACCAGTTCTTCAACCGACTACTGTTACTTCAGAACTAAATTTGAAAGAATTATTCTGGAAACCTACAGACTCAAACGCGCAAAGTTGGTTCACAGCTGCTAATTTTTTAGCCTACTCTAACAACTTAATTAACATTCGTGCTGATGCTGCTGCTCAATACACCTCTGTTAAAACTCCTTCTGTAGATTTAGCCGGTACTGTTCATTTTGTTGCTGGTTCTACTGCTGTATTTGGTTTCAACGGTACACAGTTTTCTACGTTAACAGTTGGTCAAAATTTAATTGATGCAAGTTATAACGTTATCGGTACAGTTGCCGCTGTAACAGACAATACCCACTTAACATTAGAAGCAGCACCAACAACATCTTCTATTGCTTCATTGACAGGTATTATTACCGCATCTACAGGTTCTGCTGCTGTAGTTGGTACAGGCACATTGTTTACAACAGAACTTGCTGTTGGTGACATCGTAACTAAGTTATCAGCAAGCTCAGCTGGATATGATATTTTAGGCACAGTTCTTTCTATCGCAGACGATACACATATTACTTTAGCGGCTAATTCAGCTGTTGCTGCTGCTGGTGTTGCGTTTGGTATTGCTTCAACTTTAACTGGTACACTTACTTCTACAACAAGTTCTACTTCTGTAGTTGGCGTTGGTACTAATTTCACTGAAGTATTAGCTATTGGCGATATTTTAACTACACCAGCTCGTGTTATTATCGGAACTATTGCTTCTATTACAGATAATACAAATTTATCTTTAGCGGCTAACGGCGCAATTGCTGTTTCTGCTAGCAAATTTGCAACTGAAGTAAAAACTTTCAAAGATAATCGTATCAAAATCAATAACTATGACGATTATGAATCAAACTACATTAACGGCGGTTTGAATATCGGTGAATTTGCTGCTCGTTATCCAGGCAAATTAGGTAACTCTATCCAAGTCGTTGTTGTTGACTCTAATACTTTCCAATATCAATCTCGTACTGGAACTGTTACTTCTACAACATCTTCTAAAACGCTTACCGGTGTTGGTACTTCTTTCTTATCAACTTTAAAAGTTGGCGAAGTTATCCATAAAGCTGATTCAACCCATACAGTTATTGGTACAGTTGCTTCTATCGAAACTGATACATCTTTGACTTTAGTTAATTTCGGTAAAGTTGCTGTTTCAGGTGTTGCCTTTGAAGTTTCAATTGCGAGTTCTTATACTGGTCAATTTACTTCAGCTCCTGCTACTTCTTCTTATGCGAAAAGCAAAGGCGTATTGAATGCTAAAGACGAAATCCATATCTTAGTTATCGACAAAGATGGTGCGTTTACTGGCGTGAAAGGCGCTACCCTTGAAAAGTATTCATTCTTATCTAAAGCATCTGACGCTAAATATGATGATGGTTCTTCAAGCTACTATAAAACTGTTATCAACAGCGCGTCTGCTTACGTTTACTGGTTAGATATTCCAAGTGCCGTTTCTGGTACAGGTATTAGCTGGAACACAGAATTAGCTGATGTTACTGTTAAAACTCAATCGTTCAAATCTTTAACATTCCCGTTGTATGTTGAATTAAGCGGCGGTACTGATGCTGCAGCAATTACAGATGGTGAAAAAATTCTTGCTTTAGATTTGCTTGCAAATAAAGACTTATATAATTTTGCTTTCATCGCTTTAGGAAAAGCTTCTTCAACTGTTGCTAGCCATGCTGTTGCTTTAGCTGAAACAAGAAAAGACGTTATCGTATTTATCTCTCCAGAAGATACTATTACCGGTGAATTCATCAAAGGTACTGGTTCTGACGCTATTGATAAATTGCTTGAATATCGTTCAGAATTACCATCGTCTTCATATGGCTTCTTAGATACAGGCGCTAAATATCAATATGACGCTTATAATGATAAACGTCGTTGGATTGCTTTAAACGGTGATATCGCCGGTTTAGCGGCTATTACATCTGAACCATGGGTTTCAAACGGCGGCTTTAATAACGGTCAAATTAAAAATGTTATCAAATTAGCTGTTAACCCAACTAAAGCAGATCGTGATAATTTGTATCCTCAAAATGTTAACCCAGTTGTTACATTTAAAGGACAAGGAACTGTATTATTTGGTGACAAAACTTTGTTAGACCGCCCAAGCGCGTTTGACCGTATTGGTGTTCGTAGATTGTTTATTTTGCTAGAAAAATCTATCGAAAAATCTGCTCAATACCAATTGTTTGCTATCAACGATGAAACAACTAGAGCACAGTTTAAAAACTTAATCGAACCTTTCTTAAGAGATATTAAAGGTAGACGTGGCATTAACGACTTTAAAGTTGTTTGCGATGCTACTAACAATACCGCTAATGTTGTTGAAACAAATAATTTCGTTGCTGACATTTATGTTAAGCCTAATTATAGTATCAACTACATCACTCTTAACTTTATTGCGACTCGTCAGTCGGTTGCATTCACTACAGCAGGAGCATAATAAATGTCTACAACTATCGACAGATTTAAAGCTGCTCTTTCAACAGGCGGCGCGAGAGCAAATCAATTCAGTGTTGTCCTTCCAGGGGATCGTGGATTTGATACAAATAAAGCAGTTTTATTGAAGGCAGCTGCTTTACCAGCATTTGATGTTGGTGACGTAGCCGTACCATTCCGTGGTAAAACTATCCATTTTGCTGGTGAAAAAGTTTTCGCACAATGGACTGCTACCTTTATTAACGATAATGAATTCAGTAACCGTAGAGTGTTTGAAGAATGGCACTATGCTATTTCTAACAACGATTCTATCGGCGGTGATTTACGCGGCTATTGGGGAAACATTATAGTTAACCAATTAGACAGAAATGCTGATACCATTCTTCGCTCATACGTACTACATAATGCATACCCTAGTAGTGTTAGCGATATTCAGTTAGATTACGGTCAGGGTGATGCTATCGAAGAATTTACAGTAACATTTACATATGATTACTTTACTTTTGAAGATGGCGATAAACCAGAAGTCTTATCTACAGGCGCTACTGTTTAAACTTTATTTTTGGAATAATATAAATTATGGCTGGAATATTCGGATTTACTATAGGTAAAAAAGAAGATAAATCTAAAAAGAAAATTGAATCGATTGTTCCTCCATCTAATGACGACGGCTCGATCATAAGCGCTTATTCCGCTTATGGTCTAGCTTTAGACTTAGACGGCGTTGTTAAAGATGAGAATCAGTTAATTAGACAGTACAGGATTGCTGCTGATTATCCTGATTGTTCATCTGCTATTGATGATATTACGAATGAAGCAATTACGTTTGATGGTATTAAATCTCCAGTTTCAATAAATCTAGACGAGGTTAAATACTCTGAAGGAATTAAAAACAAAATTCGAGATGAATTTAATGGTATCTTAAACATTCTTGACTTCAATAAAAAAGGGTATGATTTCTTTAGACAATGGTACATTGATGGAAGAATGTATTTCCATATTGTACTTGATAAGGATAATTTGAAAAAAGGGATTGTCGAAGTTAGATATATCGACCCAAGAAAAATTCGTAAAATTAAAGAAGTTAAAAAGGTAAAAGATACATCAGGGAATGATGTTCACGTTGATGGTGATTCTTATTATCTTTACAACGATAAAGGGTTTACTTCTACTACAAACCAAGGTATCAAACTTTCAACAGATTCTGTAATTTATGTTAATTCCGGTTTAATTGATTCAAATACTGGGTTAGCTAAAAGTTATCTGCATAAATGCGTCAAATTGGTCAATCAGCTAAAAATGGCTGAAGACGCGATGATTATCTACCGTTACACCCGCGCACCAGAACGCCGTGTGTTTTATATTGATGTTGGTTCTTTACCTAAAATTAAGGCTGACCAATATGTTCAAGATACTATGGCGCGGTTTAGAAATAAGCTTGTCTACAATTCAACGACTGGAGAAATAAGCGAGGATCGCAAATCTCCTTCAATGATTGAAGATTACTGGATGCCTCGGAGGGACGGATCTAAAGGGACGGAAATTGTTACGCTCCCAGGAGGACAATCATTAGGTCAAATTGATGACGTTGTGTTTTTCCAGAACAAACTATACAAATCTTTAAATGTTCCTGTATCAAGATTAACACCGGAAACGGGGTTTAATATAGGGCGTTCTTCTGAAATATCAAGAGACGAAGTTAAGTTTTCTAAATTTATTGGTCGATTAAGACATAAATTTTCTGCTTTGTTTATTGATTTATTAAGAATCCAAACTATTGGTAAAGGTATTGTAAGTTCTGATGACTGGACGGAATTAGAACGGGTTTTGTATTTTGAATTTACGGAAGATAATCATTATTCTGAATTAAAAGATAATGAGATTATCCAAGGAAGAATTCAAACCTTACAATTAATTGACCCATATGTCGGTAAATATTACTCTGTTGATTGGATACGCAAAAACATATTACATCAAACTGAAGAAGAAATTAAACAGATAGATAAAGAAAACAAGGAAGATACGGCGCTGCAAGCTTCATTACAGCAACCATCTGATCAGTCTACTGAAGATGATACGCAACAAACAACACAGGATACACAAAATGAACAATGATTTATTAGAAGCCATCGAGCAAGGTAACGTGGACTTGATCCAAGAAACCTTTAACGCGATTATGGCTGATAAAATTCAAGATAATCTTGAACACCTAAAACAAAATATTGCTAAAAATTTAGTGATTGATACGGAAGAATAATTATGGCTGTCACTAAGAGCATCATTAAAGCATCTGAAAAAGAATGCTTTTTGAAAATAGCCGGTAACGCTGGCTCTGCTACTATTAGTTTAGACACCGACCTTAAAGTTAGTACAGAAACACTTGCTGCTGTACCAAGACGTGTAAATGTTGCTGCTCTCCAATGGACTGGGGACACAACTAGCGTTATTACGATCGTAAGAAATTCAGTGACCGCGTTTACCCTTAACTGTGGTGCGTCAGGCTTTTTTGATTTTTCTGGTGCTATGGTTCCTCCAGATGATACAGAAAACGCATCAAATATTGTTGTGACGATTTCTGGTGGTGAAGCGCAACTTTGGCTTAGATTAAGAAAAGTTGATGGCTACCTATCTAAAATCGAAACTCCATTGTTTGGTGAATATGACAACACTGCTGTGGTAGGATCGTAACATGAAATTATTTACTGATTTGTCTGAAAGTGTTTCTTACAGCATACTAGAAGGTGCTGATAAGCAGAAAAGCTATTACATCGAGGGCGTTTTTGCCCAAGCCGGCGTAACTAATAGAAACGGAAGAGTTTACGAAGCGGAGACTATGAACCGTGAAGTTAACAATTTCCAGTCTTTAATTAAAGAAAACCGTTCAACTGGTGAATTGGGTCATCCCGACACTATGACGGTTAACCCTGATAGAATTTCTCATAAAATTACTGACCTAAGATTTGAAGGTAAAAATGATGTTTATGGAAAAGCTAAAATTTTAGAATCTATGCCACAAGGAGCTATAGCGGCGGCGCTTTTAAAAGAAGGGATTAAGTTAGGCGTTTCGACTCGTGGGATTGGTAGTTTGAAACAAGTTAACGGTGTTAATCAAGTTCAGTCAGATTTCTTTCTAAGAACTATTGACATTGTTTCTGAGCCGTCTGGTATAGATTGTTGGGTTAACGGTATTATGGAAAATGCTGAATGGGTTTTGATTAACGGGCATTATCAACCTATGTATGCTGAACAAACTAAACAGGTTATTTTATCTGCGTCTTCAAAAGATCTTAAGCGGGTTTGCGTTGAATCTTTTGAACAATTTCTTAGAAATGTAAAATAACTAAATAATAAAATAAGAATTTAATTAGGGGAAATTGATGTCAATCAAAGAAAAATTATACGAATCAATGGTTAATGATGCGTCATTAACTGATGGTTCTATTGACGGTTTACTGGAAGGATTCGATGATGAAGCCAAAGGTAAATTAGTTGAGGCATTTGAGAATGCTGTTGCTCAACGTGCTAAATCAGAAATCGCAGTTATTGAAGAAATGTATGAATCAAAATTCAATAAATTGGAAGAATCTTACGAAAGTAAATTCGATGAATTATCTGATATTTATGAAGAAAAATTCGATGAATATACTGGATCTTTAGATGAAAGCATCGATGGTTATTTAGGCTATGTTTCTGAACAATTCATCAAACAAAACGCTTTAGCTATCGACACTGGATTAAAAACTGAAATTGTTGAAGGATTTATTGGTGGATTGAAAGGTTTATTTGAATCTTCTTATATCGATATTCCAGAATCAAAAGTTGATGTTGTATCTGAACAAGCACAACAAATTGAAACTTTACAACAAAAATTAAAAGAAGCAGTTGATACTTCTATTCAGTATAGACACAAATTAGAAGAATCTGCTCGTTATTCAATTATCGACGAATTTACTGCTAAACTCGTTGACACTGATGCTGAACGTTTCCGTGAACTTGCTGAAGAATTATCTTATTCTAGTGAAGCGGCTTACCGTTCAAAATTGAATACAATCAACGAGCATTACTTCAACAAACCTAGTTCGACAAAACCATCTGCGTCATTTATTACTGATGCGCCGGTTGAGCAATTGAACGAAAGCTACAACTCAAACCCATCTATCAATAAATATGTTGCGGCAATTGACCGTCACGTTAAATAATTTTTGCTTCATCTATTATAAGGAAATTTTTAAAAATGTCTACACGTCCTGAATTATTAAAAAAATGGAATCCTATCCTTGAACATTCTGCGATGCCAGAAATCAAAGATAAATATCGTCGTGAAGTAACAGCGGTATTGTTGGAAAACCAAGAAAATGATATGCGTACACAATCAAGCGGTATGCTTAATGAAGCAGCTCCTGCTAACGCCGGCGGTACTGGTATCGCTTTAGGTGGTACAGGCGCAGGTACTGGTACTGTTTCTGGTTACGATCCTATCTTGATTTCTTTGGTTCGTCGTTCAATGCCACAGCTTATTGCTTATGATATTTGTGGTGTTCAACCTATGACTCAACCTACTGGTTTGATCTTCGCGATGAAATCACGTTACGGTTCACAAAACGGTACAGAAGCACTTTACAACGAAGCTAATACAGAATTCGCCGGCGCTACTAATGCGTTGTTTGATGGTACTGGCACTCCAGTAAACGGCGACCAAACTGGTACTTATCCTGGTGCTGCTAGTTATAATACTGGTACTGCTATGTCTACAGCTACAAAGGAAGCTTTAGGTTCTAGCGGCGGCGCTACTTTCAACGAAATGGCGTTCTCTATCGAAAAAACTCACGTTATTGCTAAATCACGTGCGTTGAAAGCTGAATATACAAATGAATTAGCACAAGATCTTCAATCAGTACACGGCTTGGATGCTGAATCTGAATTGGTTAATATCTTAAGCACAGAAATTCTTGCTGAGATTAACCGTGAAGTTATCCGTACTGTTTATCTTTCTGCTCTTCCAGGTGCACAAAACGGTACAACTACTGCTGGCATCTTCGACTTAGATACAGATTCAAATGGTCGTTGGTCAGTTGAAAAATTCAAAGGCTTATTGTTCCAAATTGAACGTGAAGCTAACGCGATTGGTCAATTGACTCGTCGTGGTCGTGGTAACTTCATTATCACTTCTGCTGACGTTGCTTCAGCTTTAGCGATGGCTGGTGCGTTAGATTATGCTCCTGCTTTGAACACTAACTTAAACGTTGACGATACATCTACAACTTATGCTGGTGTATTGAACGGTCGTTATAAAGTATTCATCGATCCTTATTCAAGTAACTTGAGCAACGAACAATACTTCGTTGTTGGTTATAAAGGTACAAGCGCGTTTGACGCCGGTATTTTCTATTGCCCATATATTCCATTGCAATTAATGAGAGCTTCTGATCCTAACACATTCCAACCAAAAATTGGTTTTGCTACACGTTATGGTATCACTGCTAACCCATTCTGCACATTGGATGCTGGCGCTGGTAACACTGGCTTATATGCGGCTAAAAACTATTTCTATCGTGTTGTTCGTGTACGTAACATCATGTGATGAATTGTTAATTTATTAACATAAATTATTGAAAAGGGAGCTTCGGCTCCCTTTTCTTTTGGTGAAATTTAGACGAAAAAAAGCCGGTAATTAAACCGGCTAAATAAAGTTGAGTTCGCGATGTTGACGCATCCAACTCACTATTACTAATCCATTTCACAAGGAGTAACAGCTATGAATATTTATAGTGTTTTAAAAACTAAACCACACAATTCTCATTACCTTAAAAGATACATTAAATTTATTGATTATTGTAGTGAATCAAATAAAAGTTTACCAGACCTAGAATATACTGAAATACATCATATTTGCCCAAAGGCTAAGGATTTATTCCCAGAATACACTAACCTTAAAGTATATAGTTGGAATTCTATCAGGTTAACGTTTAGACAACATTTAATGGCTCACGTGATGTTATGGAAAACGTTTAAGGGTTCTCAAATATTCGCATTAGAATGTATGCTTGATATCTATAATGCAGAAACAAATTTACATTCTCTTTCTGAGAGAAAGGTGCCAACAAAATATCAAATTTTATATTTAGAGAAAGTTAAAAAAGAAAGGTTACAAAATAGAAAAGGGTTTGCGACATACAAAGACGAATTTGGTAACAGATATTTCCTACATAAAGACGACACAAAAATAAAGGAATTATCGTTAATAGGCGCGGCGTCTGGTTACAAAAGGTCAAATGAATCTAAGGCTAAATCGTCAAAATCTAAAGATAAATTTAAAAAAATCACGTTATATTTTCTAGATATTAAAATTAGAATCAAATTATATTCTGAAGAACTATCAGAATATTTATCTCAAGGATGGAATACATATTGTTCAGAAGAAGACAAAAAATATTGTAAACAAAGCGCTAATAATAAAAGAAGAAATAAATTGAAGGAAAAGGCTAATTATGCTTTGCCTGATGGCACATATTACGGTAAACTATCAAAAAATTCACCTGAAATTGAAAAATTAGGTTTAATATTTTATATAACAGAAAACCATAAAAAACAAGCTAAAATATCATTAAAATTAGGTTCTATATGTAATACTGGAACAAAATGTTATAATGATGGAACAAAAACAATAAAAAGGAAAAAACATCCTGGAGAAGGATGGGAAGAAGGCGAGTTATTATCTACACAAACAAATAAAAGTTGTGGGTTAAAGAAATACACCAGTTCTATTAATGGGTATTCTTCTTGGAACGATGGCGTTAAAAATTACAGGGTTCTGTCTGGAGATATTCCTCAATCGCATTGGGTTAAAGGTTTATTGAGGTCAGACGCAATTCCTATCTCTGACCTCAATAAAATAAAAGAATTATACAATTCTGGCACAACTCAAATAAAAGAGTTGATGTTACATTTCAATAACAAATACAGTAACTATAAAATTAAAACTGTGCTTGGAATATAACACAAATCCCGAAACCTTAATTGGAATCGGGATTTCATTTTTATACGCCGGCTTGAAACTTCTTAAACTCGATAGCGTTTCTGATACTCCACGTTCTATCTTTTATTGAATTTAATATAGACTCAAGCATGTATATCATAGATACCATATATTCAATTTTAGTTTCAATCGTAGTTAAGTCAGTATCACCTTTCAATATCTCGTCCATTTCAGATTTTAGCGGCTTTCCTAACTGGCACTGTGTCCAGTTTAATTCTGTTAATTCTGCCCTAGATAATTCTCCACGGTAATACCTAAACTTCAGTGTTCTTAAATTAGCGTATTCTTGTCTCAGCTTTATCAGTTTCAGTTTTGATTCTACCAATATCCCAATATATTTTGAATGAAGTTTTGAGGATTTGATAGATTCTATATCCAACTGTAAACCATCAATATCTGAATCAATATCCCATTGTTCCTGTAGTTCGCTTATATTCATATGTCCTCACGTTTATATTTCTATAATATGTATTATAAATAATTTCGTTTTAAAAGTAAACTATTTTCTACCCTTATTACCCTAGAGGGTCACCATTTTTAATTTTACGTTTTTCGTAAGTCATTGATTTTATTAGCTTTTATTTTTATCCCTAATTTTAATAAAACCTTATAAATCAATGACTTACGAAAAACCTAGATAAAACTTGTTGCTAAAATAGAAAAGTCTAGGGTTTGAAAATAATTTAAAATAAAGCTTTACTTTTGGAAAAAAGGGAGTATAATAGATCTTAATGAAGTTAACCTATAACGTATTGGGGTGTGTATGAAAAACAAATTATTGATTGCGGCTTTAGCCTTAAGTATTCCTTCTGTTGCTTCAGCTCATGATGAATGGGTGTTGCCTGCTATTATAGGCGGTGCTATTATTGGTTCTACGGTATATAGCCAGCCAGCTGAAAGAGATGTGCTTATTATTCGTGATAGAGGATACGATAATGGCTATAGAGAGTATGAAAGAAGAGAAATGTTAAGACAACAAATTAGAGAGAATCAACTAAGAGAACGTATGATTGAGCGTAGAGAATATGAACTATACAGATGGTAGACCAAAAGGCGGTTATGACTATAATGATTTAACAAGGGAAAGGGTTTTAAACAGTCCTTTGTTAAGAAAAAGTCATGTTCATTTGCCTAAGAAAAAACGAAGCCGTGAGATTGAAGACGGCATTAAAGCTTACTTGCGCGGCGATTATGAATAAGATAAAAAACATCAGTGTGAGCGATATAAACGATATCTCAAGTCTATTACAGAGATTTCCTGAAGTACAACATATTGATTTGTTACATACAGACACTAGCGGTATAGGTTACACTTTGTATGTAAAATTTGATTATGAAGTAAATGGCATAATGACCGAACTAACAGTACCGGTTGTTGACGAATCTAATTGGTAAATTTTAAATTATTTGGTGAATGTGATGATTGAAATTGGTTATAACTTAGCAAGTACACTTAAAGCAGCAATGGGTTGCGGAATTGTAGTTTACGCTATTTACACGGTGTCAAATTTATTAAACGGGTATCTACCTTTAAATACTAATGGGAGTAAAAATGTCACGAGCAAAATTACGCCTAAAACAAAAGAAGTTACTCAACCGTGAGTAACATTATTTCAACCCTACAATGGGATTTTTCAATTATGAAAAAAAGCGAGTATTATACAATTTACACCAACGGGTTAGCCTTTATTGGTGTTCTGTTGATGATAACCGGTATTGAACCAATTTTAGGAGCATATATTGCGCTATTTGGTGTTGGTATGTTCTCAATCCAAGTAGCACAAATAAGCCTTAGAATTCCTCTTTCTATGAAGGGTTAAAATGGCAAATTTTGTTGCAAATCAGCATAATGTGAACCCATTAAGTTCATCAGGGTTCACATTCAATATCCAAAAAATACCAGAGTTTACTTACTTTGCGCAAGAAGTAACTCTTCCCAGTGTATCGCTTCCTCCTGTTGAAATACAAAGTCCTTTATCTACTTTTTATCAATCAGGCGTGAATCTTCAGTATTCAGATTTGAGCATCAGTTTTACTGTTAATGAAGATATGAGTAACTATCTAGCTATTTATAAATGGATGGTTGGGTTAGGGTTTCCTGAAGCAAGAATACAATTTAGTGAGTTTATCAACGGCAGTAATTTGAATGAAGTATCAGATGGAAACTTACAGATTTTATCCTCATCTAATAATGTCATTCAAAATATAACGTTTTATGACTTACGACCAATAGAGTTAGGCGGGTTGACTATGGTGACCACCCAGTCAGATATTACCTACCTGACCTGCGATGTTACATTTAATTATTCTTTTTTCAAATTTGAAGGATTATAACAATGAGCCGGCTTTTTAGTCGGCTTTTTTGTGCCTAAAAATAAAACTTTACTTTTTAGACCAATGAGCCTATAATAGCCTAGTCGGGCGTGAATTGGGTTTAGGCGCTATAAATTAAGTTTGAAAAATAAATTAAAAAAAGCTTTACTTTTGATAAAAACAAAGTATAATAGATATTAATGAAGTTATCCCTTAAATTATTTGGAGAATGCCATGACTGAAGCAACTACTTTACCGTTATCTGAAGTATTCATTAACTCTTTCCCTGTTGAACAAAGAAAACACGTCAAACAAGTGATTTATTCTAAGCTTAAATTTAAAACTTCTAAAGGTAAAGATTTAGAATACTTTGCGTGTGATTTTATTGACGCTAACATCAAACTTGGTGCCAAAATCGAAATCTATATTGATGAGTATGGTGTAGAACAACGCGGTATGTTAAACAAAATCTTTGAGGGTGACCTTAACGAAAATGAAGAAATGCCTAGTTTATGTTTTGACTACGCTGAGCGCGTTATCCGTTCTAAAACTAGAAAAGCAGTTGCGAAACGCAAAGGTAAATAATGGACACAAAAAATCTTTTTCTGTATAAAATATGGCAAACCGAAAATAGTAGCTACGATACTTATGATTCTATGGTTGTAGCTGCTTATTCTGAAGAGGAAGCTAAACAAATTCATCCTAATAGAGATTATGGTGGCTGGGGTTCTTACCGTCGTGCATGGGCAAGTTCCCCTGATGATGTGCGTGTGCAACTTATAGGGTTAGCTTTCAAAGGGATACAACCTGATGAAATTGTTTTAGCTTCGTTTAACGCCGGCTGAAATCCTTATATATAAATCATTACAGAATATATGAGGATTTTTAATGTCAAACGGCACGCTTTATGTTGAAAAACTAAATGAAGCCTTTATTAAGATAACAGCTGATGATTTTGGAATAGAATCTGAATTGTATGAATACTTTTCATTTTTTGTTCCTGGATATAAATTTATGCCACTATTTCGAAACAAAATTTGGGATGGAAAGGCGCGATTATACGATATCCATAAAAAGCTGTTACAGACTGGTTTAATAGGTTATGTTGAAAAATTCGCGGATATTAATGAATACACTATATCGTACAAAAATGATGTTAAGGAAATAAACAATTATCCTGTTGACTTGATAACTACTTTTTGCTCTGCTCTAAAGCCACATGCTAGAAGTAAGCCTATCGACTTTAGACATTATCAGCTTGATGCGGTACATAAGGCGCTAAACCTTAACCGATGCATATTGGTATCGCCAACGTCTTCTGGTAAGTCTTTGATGATTTACAGTTTGATTAGATGGTATATCAACGCCGGTAAGAGATGTTTGATTATTGTTCCATCAACGACCTTGGTTGAGCAAATGTATTCTGATTTTCAGGATTACTCAACCCATAATGGATGGAACGTAGAAGCTAACTGTAACAAAATCTATTCTGGGTTTATTAGGGAATTCAAACATAACTGTGCTATTTCAACGTGGCAAAGTTTGTATAAGCTTAAACCAAGCGACCTTGAAAACATAGATGTTGTTATAGGTGACGAGTGTCATACATACGCGGCTAAATCTGCGTCAACCTTGCTGAATAATATGCCAAATGTTAAATATCGGTTTGGTACAACAGGAACGTTAAATGGTAAAAACATATCCGAGTTACAGTTAACCGGCTTATTTGGTGAAGTTTATAAGGTTATTACCACCAAAGAACTGATGGATAATAAAGAAGTCACTCCATTAAACATAAATTGCCTAATACTGAATCACCCTAAAGAATCAAAAGATTTATGTAAGAAAATAGAATACCAAAAAGAAATTAAGTTTTTGACGTTAGATAATAAGCGGAATAAATTTATCTCAAATCTGACGTTATCCTTAGACGGCGTAACCTTAATTCTATTCAACTATATATCGCATGGAAAGGCAATATTAGAACTGCTAAAGGATAAAGGTTCTGATAGGACGATACATTACGTTTCCGGAGAGGTTGATACCGCTGAGCGAAACGATATTCGTAATCTATTGAACTCAACCAAAAAGTCTAGAAAGGTTTATTTTGGCGATATGTATACAGTCGTAGCCGATATTGAAGATGTAAAATTAACGGGCGGCGCTATAATAAAAGGGAAAGATTTGACACTGGATAGTGATATTGATAATGACTGGATTAAATCCAGAAAACTACATAAGGAGTGAAAATGAACATTTGGTTTACTTCGGATTTACACTTTGGACATCACGGAATGTGTAAATTTCTAAATTATGATGGTAGCAAAATTAGACCATGGGATTCAATCGAAGAAATGGACGAGGTTTTAGTTGAGCGGTTTAACGAAAGAGTTAAACCAGAAGACAAATGTTACATTTTAGGCGATCTTGCTTTAAATTTAAGAGCGCTACCTATGTTAGAAAGGCTGAACTGTAAAAATTTGAGATTGATTAAAGGTAATCATGATACATTCAAATTGGAAAAATATCTCCCCTATTTTACTGATATCAGAGCATATCATGTGATTGATAAAATGTTGTTAGGACATATTCCGGTTCACCCAGATTGTTTAGGGCGGTGGGGTTTTCAAATCCATGGACATCTCCACAATGAAGTTGTACTATTGCCTGACGGTACACCGGATAATAGGTATATGAACATCAGCGTTGAAAGAACTGATTTTTACCCTATTTCGTTAGATAATATAATTGAAGAGAGAAACAGACGTGGCATTTGCGAATCACAATACAGCAGAAATTAAACCAAAATTGGACAGCACAATTGGTCGAAAATTCGATACGGGAAAGGTTAAGTATAGGTTATTGAGTCCTCATTTTATTGAGGGTGTTGGTTCTATTTTAACTAGCGGTGCTGAAAAGTATGATGAAGATAATTGGTTAATCGTGCCAGATGCTAGGAAACGTTACACTGATGCACTTTTACGTCATGTGTACGATTACCTTAAAGGCGATAAAAATGATGACGAAACAGGCAAATCCCATTTACTTCACGCCGCCTGTAATTTGATGTTTTTGTATGAGTTTGATGAACGGGGTATTGAATGAAATCTTCAGTAAGATATACGGGTAAAAACTTCAAAGCTTTATCAGATTTAATTCACGACCACTGTAAACATGGGTCTATGGTTTACCGTAGAGATGGTGATGTTTTGATTGACGATATGATTATTCCTATTGGTTACTGTTTGCATGTTGAAACGTCAGGACAAAGTGAACGGGTTTACATTAGTGAAGATTATTAAAATAAAGCTTTACTTTTTATAAAAACAGCGTATAATTGCTCTTGTAGTTTAAATTTATTATTAATTTTTGAGGTGATACCATGATTAGCGAGAAAGACGAATTGTTTTCTATTATTACTCCAATGCGTAAATCAAGAGAACATTTGAACCGCAAAGTTAGAATTGACATGAAACGTGATAGATTTTATACCTATAGAAAAATCCACTATGGTGATAGAATTCGTGTCATTAACACTAACCCAATGGGGAGATAATATGAGCCTGATTACGCTTTCTGTTATACAAAACAATAAAAAACTTACGTTAGAAGCTGTTCGTCAACCATATAAAATTGTTTTGCGCGTTGACGGTGATGTTTCTGATAGCCTTAGCGGTATCGTTTACAACGATTTGTTTGAGGTTAACGCTGAAGACGATGAAGCTTATAAAAAAGCGATTGAATTTTTAACTAAACACCAACTTGATTTTAAGGTGAAATTTTGATTAAACCAATTATTCTATTAGTTACAATCATGACGCAGGTTTATGGTGGTCATGATGTTAAAGTTACATCAACTGAGTTTAACAGTGTTGAAAGGTGCGAAAACGCCTTAAAACTAGAAAAGGCTGTTCTCGCTAGCACATTTAGCGATATCCATGGTGCTTATACGTTACAGTGCGTTGAAAAGTAAATTTTACTTTTGGCGCCAAATCATTTACTATATATCTTTTACATTATTAAGGAAACATTATGAAGTTATCGCGTGAAACCCAAGCTATCTTAAAAAACTTTGCATCTATTAACCCTAATGTGATGTTGAAACCTGGAAACAAACTTTCTACAGTTTCTGTTCAAAAAAACATTATGGCTGATAGTGCTATTGCTGAGTCGTTTGATACCACATTCGGTATTTACGATATCTCAGAATTTTTAGGCGCTGTTTCTTTGTTTAGCGATCCTGACTTGACATTTAACGATAAATATGTTACCATTTCTGAGGGTAATAACTCGATTAAGTATTTCTCTGCAGCTGAAAACGTTTTAACCGTACCGACTAAAGAAATTAAATTTCCTGACGCAGATATTGAGTTTGAGTTAACCGATAGTATGCTTGATATGATTAATCGTACAGCATCTGTCTTAAAGGCTCAAGACTTAGCCTTAATTGGTGATGGTAGTAAAATTATTATTCGAGTTGGCGATAAAAAGGTTGATTCATCTAACGTGTATGAAGTTGAGGTTGGTTCTACTTCTACCACGTTTAAAGTTTACCTAAAAATTGGTTTGTTGAAGTTAGTACACGGCGACTATACCGTATCTATCTCTCATAAAAAGATTTCAAGATTTAAACATAAAACTAAAGATACCGTGTATTTCTTGGCAGTTGAATCTGACTCATCGTTCGAGTAAGATAGGCGGCTTGAAGCTGAGCCGAAAATCAGCTTCAAATTTATTATGTTATCATTGAGGAGTAAAATTTATGAGTTTAATCGCAAAACCAGAAGAATTCTTATATGTTGAAAAATACCGTCCATCTAAAATTGATGACTGTATTTTACCTGAGCGAATGAAACAAACATTAAAAGATATCGTTAAACAAGGCGAGATTCCTAATATGTTATTATCAGGCGGTGCTGGTACGGGTAAAACTACAGCGGCATTTGCTCTTTGTAATGAATTAGATGCTGACGTATTATTCATCAACGCATCTATGGAATCTGGTATTGATGTGCTTAGAAGTAAGATTCAATCATTTGCTTCTACTGTATCGTTTGGTGGTGGTACTAAAGTTGTTATTCTTGATGAAGCAGACGGGTTAAATGCTAATTCGTTTCAGCCGGCTTTACGCGGTTTTATCGAAACATTCAGCGCTAACTGTAGATTTATTCTTACCTGTAATTTTCCTCAGAAATTAATTGAACCTATCCATTCGAGATGCACCTCGTTAAACTTTACTATCGAAAAAAGCGAGAAACAAGAGTTAGCCGCTAAATTCTTTAAACGGGCATGTGGTATTCTAGCTGAAGAAAAGATTGAATACGATCCTAAAGTGGTTGCCGAGGTTATTACTAAATTCTTCCCAGATTATCGTAGGGTTTTAAATGAACTACAGCGTTATTCTGTATCAGGTAAAATTGATTCTGGCATATTATCAAACTTCAACGATGATTCTTATAAAGCATTAATCGGCTATATAAAAGAAAAAAACTTTACTGAAGTTAGAAAATGGGTAGGTATGAATGATGTTGATTGTGTAGAGTTGTTCAGACATTTTTATGATTATTCTTCCACGTTGGTTGAACCTAATTCTGTTCCTCAGTTAATTTTAATTATGGCAGATTATTCATACAAATCTGCTTTCGTCGCTGACCAAGAATTGAATATTATGGCGGCACTCACAGAAATCATGTCCAGTGTGGCGTTCCGATAATGATGAAAACAATAGCACTCATAATCAGTTGTATTATTAACGTTTTAACCGGTATATGGTACACAACTGAACAGATAATTAAATTTATTTCCCACCCTATCGACAGTTTACATAAATTATGATGCAATTAATTTCTATTATTTCTTTAATGGCAGCTTCCTTTTTTCTCGGGGCACTTTACGGGCGCGGTCTTAACTCTAATGAACTTGATGGGATGAAGCAAATTTATGTTAAGGTTGAAAAGCATTCTAATTTGTTTTTTGCTTATGAAAATAAAACATCAAAGTATCTTGGTAAAAGTGATGATTATGACGCATTAATCCAGCATTTGAAAGATTCTTTTCCTGATTACATTATTTACATTATTGATGGTGAGTGAAACTCCAATAACTATAAATAATAATGATGCATACAGTTTATTATGGGAATTATATTATGGCGAAGCTTTTTGACTATCTGAATGCAATAAACGTAACAAAAGAAAATTTACTTGTTGATGAACAATCTATTAAGGAATATACACCATTCATTATTAATAGGGGTTTATCGTATTATGTCGATACGGTTTTGCAGGCTAACGAAATGAATCGTTATCCTAATCTACCTAAGGATATGGCAAATGATTTTTTGCGTGCGTCGATCAAGAAAAAGAAACGATTTTCGAAATGGGTCAAGAAAGCTGATAGTTCAGATGACTTGAATCTGGTATGCGATTATTTTAATTACAGCAAAGAAAAAGGAGCGTTGGCTCTTGCCTTATTAACTGAAAGTCAAATTGATACTGTCAGAGAACAAATGGGTACGGGTGGGAAACAAAAACATGGAAAAGTATGATTTATTGGAAATCACATTAAAACAACCTGATGATTTTTTAAAGGTTCGTGAAACATTAAGCCGTATCGGTATTGCTTCTAAACAAGAAAAGAAACTATACCAGACAGCTCATATATTGCATAAACAAGGTAAATATTATCTGGTTCATTTTAAACAATTGTTTGAACTTGATAATAAGCCTACTTCTATATCAGAAGATGATATTAAACGTAGGAATACCATTGCCAAATTATTGAACGATTGGGGTTTACTAGAAATCGTCAATAAAGATGAACTTGTTACATGCTCTTTAAACACCATTAAGATTCTTTCATTTCAGGAAAAATCTGACTGGGAACTATGCCCTAAGTATAATTTGGGCAAATCTTCTTAACTTTATTATTTTGGAATTTATTATATGCTTATCAATTTACAATTGCCTGTTGAAGACGTGAACTTTATTCTTGAAACTCTTTCTGAAGAACCGTACCGTGATGTCAACGATATTATCGCTAAAATTCAGTATCAGGGTCGTCCTCAGGTAGAAGCGGCAGAATTAGCGGCTGCTCAAGAAGAACCTGTTGAAGAAGCTCAAACAGAAGAATAGTTTAATGGAATAAAGGTTAGCGCCTTTATTTCTTAATGGCATACTCGACCTGTGTCATTAAGAAATACCTTTCCACCAAAATAGGATTATATATAAAAATGAATAAAATGCCACAATTAATTGCGTTATTATTTGACGCGAGAAATAAAGCTCATATCGCACATTTACAAACAACAAGCTACGCTCAGCATAAAGCGCTGGAGGAGTTCTATAATGCAGTTATCGACATTGCGGATTCGCTTGCGGAAAATCATCAGGGGAGAAATGGGATTATTAACGACTATCCTGTTGTTAATAACCCTAGTGATGCAGTCCAACTGGTGGCTACCTTACGTTCTTGGGTTGATGCAAACAGAGCAGATTGCGGGGCAGAAAGTGAAATTCAAAACATTATAGATACCTTACAATCATTAAACAACGAAACCTTATACAAACTCAACAACTTGAGATAACATTATGAATATTTTTTCTAAAATTGGTCACGCTGTTAAACATGAAGCTGAAGCAGTTGGTAACGGCGTTGTTGATATTGCTACCGGCGTAGCGGCTAAAACTGTATACGATAGTATCGTTTCGACCGGTACAGCGGCTGTAGAAGGAACTGTAGCAGCTGCTGGCACTGTAGCTGAAGTAGCCGGTAGCGCTGAAACTATCGCAGTTTTGACAGAAGTTGGTGAAGTGGCGGCGATTGCTGCTCTTTAAATAAACTTTACTTTTTTGAGTTAACCGGTTATAATATACCTGAGTTGATAGCCTAGTCGATTTGGATCGGGGTTACTATCAAAATTGGAAGCACTACCAATCAAATAATAGTGGCTAATGTAGTTATGCGGGAAGCCTTAAAGCACAAAAAATAACTGACAGCTGGAAAGACAGCACTATGAAAGATTGGCGTTAGAAACTACATAAATTGTTTTGTAGTAGCGCGTTAAGCGCCAATCCTTGATAGTTAATGCGTAGGCTGATGCGCAATATAGCACGCTCGTGCCGTCAGCTAAGAGCCGGAGATCAGCACCGGCAACTATCAATTATTATTATAACTTGACATAAGGTGAATAAATTGGCAACAGAATTAGAAATTGAACAAGAAATTCAGTCAAAAGGTTTAAATGCTCCACGTTTAAGTCCTGCTGATATTGATAATGCAATTGTTGGTGAGGATTATTATGTATTTCCAAATACAACTTTTACTGTTTGTTTATTAACATTAAAAAACGGCTTTAACGTTAGCGGTGAATCTGCTGCGGCATCGCTAGAAAATTTTGACGCTGAAATTGGAAGAAAAATCGCAAAAGATAATGCTAGAAATAAGATTTGGGCGTTAGAAGGCTATTTGTTAAAGCAAAAGCTTTTTGATTCTAAATAAATTTTATCTCCTTAGCCTGCTGGGAGAATAATACGGCAGGAGTGTACCGAACCAGCTTGTACATGTTAAGTGGACTGGTGACTGCTTGGAAAGACAAGCACTATTCAGTATTGTTATTGATGCTTAACGGGAGCGTGTGACTTAGGGTTGCATCGTAAAGTTCGATTCTTTAATTAGTAACAATAACTTGATGGTTAAACTGTTTAAGATTATTAATGTCCTTGTAGCTCAACGGTCGAGCGTATTCCTCATAAGAATTTGGTTCCAGGTTCGAATCCTGGCGAGGACACCAAATTTTACTCCCTATAGCATAACGGTAGTGTGCGGGTCCGCAAAACCTTGAGGTGTCGATTCAAATTCGGCTAGGGAGTCCAGTTTTGAGTAGGTGTGAGCGCGGTTAGGAAATAGGTCTGCATCCAAAATAAGGCTTTACTTTTTGTAAAAACAGCGTATAATAGACTGTAATGAGTTAATCTAGTGAGGAATATATTATGAGAAAGTTAGCTACTGTTAGAAAAATTGATGCGTTAGAGCCTATTGACGGCGCAGATTTAATTGAAACTGCTAGTATAGGCGGTTGGAAAGTTGTAGTAAAGAAAGGCGAATTCGAAGTTAATACCTTTGCTGTTTACTTTGAGATTGATAGCTTTATTCCAAATGAACTTGCTCCTTTCCTTACCAGTGAAGGCAAAGAACCTCGTGAATATAACGGTATAAAAGGCGAACGCCTAAGAACTGTAAGATTGCGTAAACAGATTTCTCAGGGTTTACTATTACCGCTGACTGTTGTGTATGATGCGGTTAAAAAGTCGCTGGAAGATTTAAATGTTAAATTAGAAACTATGCCTATCATTTATTATGAAGAAGATATGGACGTTTCTGATTTACTGAATATTCATAAGTATGAACCACCAATGCCAACTCAGTTAGCTGGTATGGCGAAAGGAAACTTTCCAAGCTTTATACCTAAAACCGATGAAGAACGTGTTCAAAACTTGTCTAGATCGTTATACCAATGGATTGGTTCTGATGATCAGTGGGAAGTAACTGAAAAATATGATGGCAGTTCTATGACTGTTTACATTAAAAATGCAGCGGATGAAGAAGGAAATCCTGTTCGTAACTTTGGTGTGTGTTCTCGTAACCTTGAGTTAAAAGATACTGAGGAAAATTCATTCTGGAGACAAGCTCGTGCTGATGATATTGAAAATAAATTACGCGAATTAGTTCCAGATCGTAATATTGCAATTCAAGGCGAGTTAATTGGCGAAGGAATCCAAGGTAATAAATACAGAATCTTAGGAACTCAATTTCATGTATTTACTATCTACGATATTGATAAAGGTGAATACTTGAATAGCGAAGAACGTGTAGCCTTAGCTGAAAAATTAGGTTTAAATCACGTTAAAGTATTAGAAAAAGTTAGTTTATACAGAAGTCCAGCTGGAACTAGCGTAAACGTTAATGACGTAATTAGCGGCTTATTAGATTATGCTGAAGGCAAAAGTGTACTAAATAATAAAACTGAACGTGAGGGTGTTGTGTTTAAAAATACTCGCGATCCTTCGTTACACTTTAAGGCAATTTCTAATAAATTTTTACTTAAAGGCGGAGAATAAATATTAGGAGGTCGAGCGGCATAGGTGACTGCAGCGGACTGTAAATCCGTGCCCTTTGGGCACCTGGTTCGAATCCAGGGATCTCCACCAATAACGCGGAATTAGTTTAAAGGTAGAACAAAAGATTTCCAATCTTTTAGTAGGGTTCGATTCCCTTATCCCGCTCCAAATATTGCCACTGTAGCTCAATTGGTAGAGCACCTGACTTGTAATCAGGGGGTTGAGGGTTCGATTCCTTTCAGTGGCTCCAATGTAGAAATGGTGGTAGGCGTGCCCCACGTTAAAAACAGAAAACGCCCTTTATAACAACTCCTATTAGCTCAGTTTGGTAGAGCGATCCGTTTGGGGCGGATAGGTCGGCAGTTCAAATCTGTCATGGGAGACCAATTTAATAAGGGAATATTTATGGAAGACATATCAGAAAAAAAGAATTTTCTAAGTTTTAAATGTTGGAAAAATTACCATAAAGAAGGCACCAAAATAAAAGATGGCAAAAAGGTGAATAACTGTGTGGCTAATGAAAACGTTGAAGAAATATTTGATATGATTGAAAGTACCGTTGAACAATATGCAACTGACAACGGATTTACCAGTGATTACCTTTGGGATTTATTTGATGCTATTAGTGATGACGAGTTATTGGAATATGCAATTGATGCAAAAGGTCACAAAAGTTCTACTGGTGGGTTAACGCAAAAGGGCGTTGATGCTTATAGAAGAGAAAATCCTAAAAGTAAACTTCAAATGGCGGTTACTACACCACCAAGTAAATTAGATCCAGATAGTAAAGCGGCAAAAAGACGTAAAAGTTTTTGTGCTAGAATGGGTGGTATGCCTGGAGCAATGAAAGATAAGAATGGCGAACCAACCAGAAAAGCCTTAGCGCTTAAAAAATGGAATTGTTGATTTTGTAAAGATTATGGTTTCACCTTATTAGGTAAAGGCGCAACCAAAAATATGCCTACATTCTTTTGTACTTTAAGCTATTTTTGTACGAATTTATCGGGGGAGAATGTAGGATAATTAACATATTGAAATAGTATGTTATTATAAATGGCTTGTCAGGATTTAACCCTAAGTTAAATTCTATTTGAATTTCCTTTTTGGAGAATTAATATGTCAGCTACTACAATTGATGCAGTAAAAGCAACAGCGGAAGCACCGCTTTTAAACAAAAAAAATATGTTCGCAGGCGCAGCACTTTATATTGTGTTCTACGGCTGGGTTCGTTGGTATGAAGGGGTTTACGGCTGGTCAGCTGGTTTAGACTCATTTGCGCCAGAATTCGAAACATACTGGATGAACTTCCTTTATATTGAAATGGTACTAGAAATCGTAACCGCTTCTGTATTATGGGGTTATATTTGGAAAA